CTGCTGCATCATCTACAACTGCCACCACTACGACAACCACAACAACACCTGATGTAACTCCAGAGGAGCAGGGTGATGCATCTGAGGCAGCACAGCGTATTCTTAAAGACTTTCCACAAATTTCTTCAAGAGGTTCGAGTCAACAAATTTATGCATCAGGATTAGGATTCTACATGAAAAAATCTGGTGCAGGAAGACCCGGAAGAGGTGATTATGGTGATCCACCTCAAGCTGGTGCTGACATGGAGCACCCTGATCATGGTGGAGTAAGAGCGTCTCATGCTGGAACAGGTCATAAGAGAGGTGTTGCACTTGACCTTGGCGGGCACAGTGCTACTTCTGGAAGTTATGAAGATGACCAGAAAAATCTGTGGCCATTTATAACTAATTACATGAAAAAATATGGACTGAATAAAGAACCATACGTCCCTCAAGTTATTCATGGACCAGGAGAAAGTTTTGCTCCAAGAAAAATGGACACGATGGGACCTGATCGTGGTCACCATGATCACTTCCACGTCGAGTTTGAGGGCGGTGGATATGTTGGAGGTAGATATAATATGAAATCGATAGAAAGACGCGCATCTTATGAGGGTGGAGAACAAATGATTAATATTCCTATTCCAGCACCACAACAACAAATAAGTAATCAAGAACCACAACCCTCTATGATGGGGTCAGTGTCTGCTACAATTTCTGATGATCCATTTGAATTCCTTGAGTTCCAGGGTTAAATAGTATAGAGGTAATATCAAATGACAAAAAACGTAGGGAAAGCAGCAGAAGCAGGGTTTATAAAAGATTTGACAATCGCTTCAAATCAAGGTGAAAAAAATGTAAGTCTCTTACTTGGATTTGTTGAGTTGAGATATTTTGAGAGCATCATGGATAACACCATAAAGGTTACTGTGTTGTATTCTGACTCTGGTGATACTATCGATGGAAAGACAGCGAGGTCAGGTCTTCCAATTGTTGGTGAGGAGACGGTTTCTCTTAAGATTGAGGATAATAATAAAAACACTCTTGATTTTAGTACAAAGAAAAATAATGAATTATATGTAAAAAAATCCACTCCTATATCTGAAGATACTAGAAAAGAGATGGTTGGATTGACTCTTGTCTCTGCTGAAGATATAATGAATACAAAAGTAAATTTAGTTAGTAGATTTGATGGTAAAATATCTGACTCTGTAAATCGTATTTTGACTGAAGGTAATTTCAAAGGTCTTGATACCAAAAAGAAATTGGATATAGAAACAACTGCAAATTCCTGCAATAAAATTCCAAATAATAAACATCCTTTTTTCTGGTTGAATAAGTTCTCTACTCAAGCAGTATCAGACACCACACAAACTTTAGGAAAAAGTGCTGGATATTTTTTCTTTGAGACTTACAATGGATTCTTTTTTAAATCTATTGATACTCTAATGGATCAAGAACCAAAAAAATCATTCATATACAATGAAAGCACTGACTCACGGGGAGGTACAGTACCAGAATCATATGATGGTAAAGCACTTACAATGAGTAGTGATAATAGAATTGATTCAAAACAAAAAAATAGAATAGGTGCATACAGTAATAGAATAGTTACCTTTGACCCTTTTACAACATATTATGAGGTATCAAATTTTAAAGCAGAGGATTTTGAAGAGGGATCTGCTTATAAGAAAGGTGGAAAAAATCTTCCAAAATTAAATACTAAATTTAAAAATCCAAATGCAACCGAGGATTTTTCAAGAACAACTTATTATGTGTTAGACACTGGCACAATGCCAACAGGTGATTCAAAAGAACAAATTAAAAAATCTGGAGACCAAAACTTTGAGGTTGCAAAAATCCATAATCAATCTATGATGAGGTATAATCTGTTGTTCTCTCAGCAGATTACTATTACAATACCAGCAGACTTCTCACTTCATGCAGGTGATGCGGTTTATGTTGATACCCCTGAAATAAAAGATAACAAAAATGACACAGTTGATCGTCAACAAGGGGGACTATATATTATATCAGACCTTTGTCATTTAATTACTACAAACAAATCTCTTACAAAGATAAATCTTGTTAGAGAATCGTTTGGTAGAAAACCAAAAAAACGCTAGTAACCAATGGAAAGTATCGAAAAACATATTCAGAAGGACAAAGAAATCCTTCAAGATCCTACAACTAATCCTCAAATGCGCCGACATATTGAGGGTGAATTGCATGAATTAGAGGAATACGTCGAACATCACAAGAAAGAAATTGAAGCTGGTGATCATCACGATCCCACATACTTAGAATTATTTTGTGACCAGAACCCATCAGAACCAGAATGTTTAGTGTATGACGACTGATGGAAGGCGGATCTTTATTTAACCCAGGATTTTTAGGTTCAAGTTTTCTCTGGTGGATAGGTCAGATCGCTGACGATGCCACCTGGAGAGATAATATCCTGCCGGGAAAACATAAGGATACGCAAAAACCTGACGGTTGGGGAAGAAGATATAAAGTAAGAATTATTGGTCTTCATGATCAGGGTGAGGAGTCTATTGACTCTGATCAACTACCCTGGGCACAAATAATGTACCCTGTCACTGGTGGTGGCGGGCAAACTTCTGCAACTCATACCTCAAACCTTAGACAAGGTATGATGGTATTTGGATTCTTCCTTGACGGACAGGATCAACAAATTCCAGTCATCATGGGAGTTCTTGGACATAATGTTCAGGTTCCATTATCTACCAAAATTGGTGACAACAGAGTTTCTAACAATACTCCTGGACCTTTAGCGACCAGTGGAGTTGCTGAGGGTAGAAATCCCCCTGCCAATATTCCCGCTGATGGTGGTCCAAATCCAATCATTCCTGATGATGATTTAAGAGTCACAAAACCAAAACCAGTAGAGCAACAGAAGGAAGATGTCTCTGCTGATAAAATAAAAGAGACAGCACAAAAAGGTGGAGGGTTATCTGCTGCTAATAATTATGGATTAGATCCTAGCAAATCTCTTACTAAAGAGCAATTTGCTGACATGCGAAGTGCAATTGCTGAAGCAGAGGCACTTGGGTATGAGAAAGGTAGCCCTGAATATGAAGACCTAAAGAAGAAGAGAGTTGCTGAAGGTATCGTTAATCGTAGTAAAAAAAATAACTCACCTATTGCACCAGTGCATCCTGGTGCAACCACAGAAGGTGTTGATGATGTTAATGTAATTTCTTCTGGTGATACCAAAAGAAACAGTATGTATCAAGAGAAAGGTGTTATCTTAAGTAATTGTAGTTTCACAACATCAAACTCGAAAGCAATTCAAACTGCACTTGACAATCTTGTAAAGAAGGTAGAAGGATATATCAATACATTCCAAAGTTATATTGACAGGGTTTCAAATGTTGTTGATGATATCCAAAAAGTTGTTAAAGATGTTTCAAATGAAGTCGCAAGATACATGAAACCTTTGATGGACAAAGTAGGAGAGTTTGTATCTAAAAAATTAAATCAAGCATTAACTAAAGTTGTTGCAGCACTGCCTTCAAGTATGAGATATCAGTTTGCTGATATGAAAAAAATCTTGAATGAGTTACTTCTCTGTGTTTATAATAAAATTACTAACAAACTTAGTAAAATGTTGAGTGATATTCTTAGTAAAGCATTAGGGTTGGCCGATTTAGAGAACAAGGCAAAACGTGCAGCAGAGAGTGCTAATGGAGATGATGCACTTTATAGAAAATTAGCACCTAAAGTTCCTGCATGCTATGCTGAAGGTATTACAGCACAAGTTTTTAAAGCGGCTCAACCAGAGATTGAAGATGCAAATAATTCACTTATCAAAAACCTAGATAATTATCTTGATGATATTCAAAAACAACTCGCTGGTGTAACTGGAGCACTAGATGGAATTATGAATAAAGTCCCAGAAATTTCTGGTAGTTTGACTGCTGCATTTGGATTTGAAAATATTAAATTAAATATTTTTGGTTGTGAACTTGAACCAAATTGTCCTGTGGATGATTATTATACGTTGCAAGGTGGTGGTGCTGCTCAACCTGATGCTAATCTTCCAAGTCCTGAAGCAGTACAGAGAGCAGTCTTAGATGACGAGACAAAGATTCCTGAACTTCAAGAAGACATTCCTTACATTCAACCAACTAGCGGTCAAGATAATGTTGCACCAAGTGGTGCTTTGAGTTCAATTGTTTCTGCTGAAAACGATGCTATAGGTGCTCAATTAGATGCAGAACTCGAAAGAGCAGAAGCAGGTGATAGATCTGGTCTTGATGATGCCCTTGAAATTCAATAATAAATACTTCATATGAAGACAAAGTTTAATCTATAATGGCATTCGAGCTCTTCGGTCAATCTACTAGGTGTGATATTAAAGTCGGGTATATTTCGACTGATAGAGGGTATGTTGACGGTATTAGCAGATATGATGCCAATAAGTATGCTCAATTAAATCCTGGAACTCAGTTTATTGTAAAAAATAGAGATATAATTAGATACCTTAATATAAATGAGGTAAATAGACTAGAACCTGAGGATATTCTTCCAAAAGTCATACCTACAAATGGTTGTGAGGACGAAAGTAAAAATAAATTTGGATTAGATATTTACAATTCAGATGGATCTCTCAACCCAGATGCCACTGGGACTCCAGGAACTCCAAGAGTTTACATCAATGGTGGCGGTGGAGTTGGTGCAGTCGCCAATCCTGTTATCGGTAATGATGGTTCACTTTTAGCAGTAGACTTAGTAGATGGTGGATATGGGTATCGATTTGAACCTCAGGTAAATATTGTTGACCTTGATGGTGTGGGTGCTGGTGCTGTTGCCATTGCAAGTCTCTGTCCTCCCGATAAAGTAGGAACCTTACAAACATTTGAGAATGAGGATGATTTTGAAGAATATGATTTTAATAGTTGTGCTCCAGAAATAGCAGATTTTGGTAGAAGATTTGGTGCTAACGGTGAAGATTTAGGTGAATGGGAACCATCTTTATATGCAACATTAAGGAATGACCCTATTAAAAAAGAAATAGATGCATATCAAAAGTTTTTAAATTCTATAGGAAATGGTTGGTGGAATACAAGAAAAGCAAAACCCATAGAAATTATAGGTTTAGATAATAAAGGTTTAACTAAATTTGATGTTCAACACTGGGCATGGAGTGGATCAAGAGAAGTTAAAAAAATTCCAAACAAAAAAGAAAACTTTAGAGAAGTAGATTTCAAAGTATATACCCAAGGTGGTCAAGATAGAGATTTAATGTTCACCTTTATTGAAAAGAATGGTGAT